ATGATCGCGACCGAGCTTTTCCGCCAGGAGATTAAGATCGAGAATCGCAGTGTGTCTGCAATCCTGATTGTTGCAATGTGCCCGGAACTGGTGATCGTAATCGATACAGTCACCTATGGTACTGATGGTGATGCCGTATTTCATCCTGCGATGACCCTTTTCGCTGCACTCGGCTGAGCCGGGAAATCCATCAGGAAGCGGACATCTCGCGATCCGCACCGTGGGCACCGCATGCGGCCCTGCAGCAATCCGACCGGCATGTCGCGTCCGCGTGTGCAGACGAGCGTCATCACGTCCAGTTCGGTGCCGAACAGGCAATCCCTGACCGATTTCATTCCGTCTCGCCTGCCGGCGGCGCACCGCATGGTTATGCGGACGCCATGCGTCAGCAGGTCACCGAGTGTCTCTATCTGCATGAGAACAGAATGAGAACAAATCTCTTTTCAGTCAAGCTGGATCGTGCCAGACTAGGCGTTCGAAAGGAGGCAGAAATGTCGCAGCCGATGGCCATCCATGTGCCGGACGATGACGAAGTGGAAGAGGTCCTTGAGGCCTTCGGAGGCGATTCGCGCGAGGCAATCCGCGATCTGCTTGCGCTCAAAGCCTTTTATGAACGAGAGCTGGAATTCGCCTCCCTTGCGCTATCATATGGATTTACGCGAGGCTGGAAGCCGGGAAAGCGCCAGCGGGATTAGGAGGCTCCATGTGCAATCTCTATAATGCAACGACCGCCCATGAGGCGATGCGGCGACTTTTCAAGCCGACCGCGGACCTTACAAACCGGCTCGATCCGGCGATGGACGTCTACCCGGATTACCCGGCGCCGATTGTTCGCAACAATGGCGGCGAGCGCGAGCTGGTCATGGTGCGGTGGGGCATGCCCTCTTCCCAGCAGGCCCTTTTCCAGGCCGCGAAGAAGCGCGCCGACAAGCTTCGCGCTAAGGGCTCCGAGGTCGATTTCGATCATCTCCTCAAAATGGAGCCTGATCGGGGCACAACGAACATCAGGAATACCGAAAGCAAGCACTGGAAGAGATGGCTTGGAGTGGAGAACCGGTGCGTTGTTCCCTTCACGTCCTTCGCCGAGCCAAATCCAGCGGCGGCCGCCGGCGGACGCGTCCCTAATGCGTGGTTTGCGATAAGCGAGGATCGCCCCCTCGCTGCCTTTGCCGGTGTTTGGGTTGCGGACTGGACGTGCGTTCGGAAGGTCAGGGAGGGCCAAATCACGTGCGATCTGTTCGGATTTCTGACGACGGAGCCAAACGGCGTCGTCGGCCCCATCCACCAGAAGGCGATGCCCGTAATTCTTACGACGGAAGATGAAATCGAGACATGGCTGACGGCTCCGTGGGAGGAAGCAAAGGGGCTGCAACGACCGCTTCCTGATGATAAGCTCATGATCGTGGGGGCGCCAAAGGTGGCCGCATGACTGATTTCAACAAGCTCATCAATGAGGGATGGAGCTTCGACGCCCTCGATGTCGAGGACTATTACGCCTTACGCCCTGAACTGAAAAAGCTGGAAGAAATGCCGGGCTGCTATGCAATTGCAATTTCCGAGATCGGCACCCCAACCTTTGAGCGCCTGAAGAACGCCAGTCCCACCTGCTATTACGCTACCAAGGGAATCCACCCACAGCATGGCGAGGTATTCATCTTCGGAAATGCCAATGATGAGGGCTATATCCTGGTGAATACACCAATCTCTGATCTGCTGGGGGAGATTGGAAATGGGGGATGAAAGCACACCGATTGTGCTGCCAAAGACCCGTCCGGGCATCGCTGAGCATTGGTGCATGCATCCAGGCTGCAAAGCATGGGGGAGTTTTGGCTTTACCGGCCGCTACGGCGTCGAGTGGTATTGCGGAGAGCACCGGGGAGGCGCATCTAAAGGGGATGAACAAAGATGATATTCCGCCGCCGAAACGCCCTGCATTATCGAGCAAATTGCGGCTCTCTTCAAAAAGGTTAGTACGGCATCCCATCATCCGGCGTCGGGTAACTCAGAGGGCGCCCGGCATGGATATCCAAATAGTTGACCATCGCCTGCCGTATGCCTTCCGCTGATTCTGGGCCGATCAGATAGTGCGCCTGATTGCCATCAGCATCGATCAGGACCATCACGCCGACCGCCTCTTCTTCGCTGGTGTATTGCAGGTCGAGGCCAACGGCCTTCAGCCATTTGGGTTCGTTGATATTTGGCTCGGCCATGGTGCCTCCTATCTGGTACCGGATTTATCAATCTTTCACATAAATCTTAGCTTCATGCGCCGCTGCAATGAAAGCAGCTCTCGCGATTCCAGCATCGGCCCTCCCCTCCATAACATCTAGACACGCCTGCATCGCTGCAAGTCGTTTATCCCCTGCACCTGCTGGCCAATGTTCCACGAGCAGCCGCGCGGCCTCATCGGCGGAAGAGACATTCCGGTAAAGGCCTATCCTGTCGGATGGCAGCTCAATGGTAACCGGTTTGAAATGCCCTCTGTTCATCGGCGCAAAACGCCGGGATCAATGCCAATGTTCCAAATGCAAAAAAGAGCCCCCGGCGCCGTGAGGCAACCGGGGGCGAATATCAGGTGTCGTTGTGGGTAGCGGCGGCTATCTACTCGATATGGATCCTTTCATGCGGCCATGAGTTTAGGAAAGCCCCTTATCCGGCAGGCCAGGCCGGCAGGGCGGTTATCTCTGGAGCTGCTGCCGGCGATCATAATCCTCCCTCGCCTGCATGGTCGCCGTCAGCGCCGCAATGGCGTTGGACATCGAGACAATGCTGTCCTGCAAGCGATCGAGCCGCGTCAGAGTGTCTTTCTGAAACGTGGCGGCCGTCGCCGCGTCGGTCGCCTGCTTGGTTTCCACCACCGTGAGCCGGTCCTTGACCTCCAGCGCCTGCGCGGTGGCATTGCCGGCGCTCTGCTCGACCCGCTTGATTGACGCCTCCTGCGTTTCAAATCGCGCATCGATCCACTGTTGGCCAAGCATGGCCACCAGCCCGAGGACAGGCAGCGCAAGCGCCATGGAGACGCGCGCCACGACGAGCAGCATCACGCTTTCTGCTATTTTCCGGGTGGGCTCCTGTATCATCGGTTCGTACTCGCTCTGTCGTGTCATTCCCGCCGCTTTCATGCTCGTGATGCCGTAAGGAGGCCACCGCTACCAGCAGCCGAAGGATTGCCCGGCCCGGTTGTGGGCCGCGACCTGATTTGCAAACAGCCGATCCGCCTTGAGGATATAGACCGAGGTTTCAATGTTTGGGGATAGCTTCGCGAACCCGTCGCATGCACTCGTCTTTGTCGTCGTCTGACAGCCCGAGATCACCGCACAGAGCAGCAGCATGAGCAGCGGATACAGTTTCATCGATCTCATTCCTTTGCCTGAGAATTTTGACGGATTGCTCCAGGGAGGATACGGCCGCCTGCTGGCGCCCATGCGAAGCGCCGTAGAGATAGACGGGGCCAGCGGCTAAAAGAGCGCCGATGAACGCCCCCGCCCCGATTTGCCAGTACTTGAGGAGCGCCAACATCAGCTTGTCCCCTCATAGGTGCGACGTGACTTGATCACGCCCCAGATCGCATAGGCTGTCAGCCCAGCGCCGAGGACGCCGGCGCCGGCCATCAGCCAGCCAGAGAGCGTCTGCGCAGCGGATGCATCGATACCCGTCAGGCTGGCGGCGGTGTCCGCGATCTGCTTTTGCAGCGCGGCGATGAGCACCACGATGCCACCGCCTTTTGTCGCGGTCTGCACCTCGCCGACAAGGCGCGCCGGCATGGCCCCAGGCGTCTCATCCGGGCTGGCGCGCCAGGTGGCCAGCGCTGCCATGGTCTCCGGCCCGGCAACGCCGTCGATCGCCAGTTTCTGCCCCTCCTGGAACTCCGCGATCGCCTGCTTTGTCGCCGGCCCGAAATCGCCGTCAACGGTGACGGGATAGCCGGCCCGGACGAGGAGTTGCTGGAGCTCCCGGACCTTGGCGCCCTTCGATCCCATCCGCAGCATCCCCGATGCCGGAGATGCGGGCGATGCCGCGCCCTTGTACCGCTGATATGCCGCCTTGAGCTTTGTGTGATAGCCGTACTTGGCATAGGCCGGCCCATTGTACCCGCGGGCAAATCCGGCCCAGTCATGGCGGCGGAGCTCGTCGGCGAGGCCGAACTTGTCGATATACCGGCACATCAGTTCGAGTTGCCCGCTGAAGCCGCTTTTGCAGCGATTTACAAGCTGCACGATGCTCGCATAGCCGAGCTTTTTCCAATGCGCGCCCATGACCTGCCCGACGCCCCACGAGCACGAGCAATGGGCGGCCTGCCAGTCAAGCTTCGCGGCTCGATCGAGCAATGCATATCGCCTTGCCTGCGATGCGGGATTCTTGACCGCGCCGGCTTTCGGGCTGGCGAGCCCGGCCGCCACCGCTTCGTCCCGCCGGCGAGCGTGCACCAGGTCATAGAAATAATGTCCTTCCCACCGGATGACCGGGAGCTTGTGGCCGCCCACGTCGGCAAAGACCTTGCCGCCACTCTCGATCTCAGTGACAGCCATCAGGGTTTCTGGCTCGCAGCCGAGCGCATTCGCGGCGCGCGCAATGGCGCCGCGTTGTTCCGCGGTGAACATGACGATTTCCTTATATGTTGCTGGGAGGATTTGCCGCGTGACGGCGTGCTATTTCAGGGCATGCAGCCCAATCGAGCAGCAACCTTTTTGATCTGTCTGGCCGGCGGGCATAGTGCCATAGGCCGGGAAAATTCCGACAACAAGGCGACCATCAGATAGTCCGTGGTGGATTACAACCTCAACGCGCCAGACGGCGCCATGTGTTCACGATGTGTGAGGAGAAGAGGTCATGATTTCTTCAGAAGCATCCAAAAATATTGGGTATTTTGCCCCCGCGTTTGTAAGGTCTGAAAGCCAGCGGATTGCGCCAACTCCTCAGCCTCTTCTTTCGTGAAGTGAGGCCCCCAAGCCCAATGATTTGGATTTGGATTCGGAATTCCTCTGACCTGAACTTTGAACAAGCCACCACGTCGCAATGCGCGGTTTACCTGCTTAAACGAATGTTCGATAGCTTCCTTTGTCGGGAAATGCTGATAGACGATAAAAGAGAACGCGAGATCAACGCTCTCCGAAAACAGCGGCACATCCTGTCCGTTACTTTCCAGATAAACTACGTTGGGGGAATCAACGAAATTTCTCGCCTTTTCAAGCATCGTTCTGGAGATATCAAGTGCTGCAACATTCTTGAAATAAGTCGCCAATGTCTTCGTCACGCGACCAGAACCGCACCCTATTTCTAGAACGTTGCATTCCGACAAGGGAGATAGGACCGTCATCAACGTTTCGTCATTAAGAATATGGTCTTCTACGGTTTTTCGGCCGCTCTCACCGTATTCTTCATCGGATTGTTGATGATCTACCGATCTTACGTAGTATCGGTCGTTTTCCCGAGCAAGGGCTTCCCATTTTTCTTTGTGCTTATTTAGAATATTCTCATGTTTGTTTATAAGCTCGTCATTTTCCGGAATTGACATATAGATGCCTCATAATGCTCAGTTAACGTTCGAGAAAGCTATTGCTGCGCGAGAAGGGCGCTCCTAGCAGGCAAATGCGTTGCTGCAACGACGCGTCTTCGTAACCGAGACATAAATTCTATATCGATTGCATCGATTTTGTGCTCTGTTTTTTCCCCCCAAAAGAAGCACCCGCTATAAAGGCGCAACAATCTTGTCGTGTTCGAGTAATGCGCTATTCGCTTCTCCATAGCGTCCAAGGCTTCATCGGGAATAGGATCTATCTTGCTCTCTGCTTGAATAACCCTCGCGATATGGCGAATTTCCCGAACAAAATCAGCAGCTACACCGGCCCCGTGCTGCTTGAATCTGTACATTTCCCAAGACAATCCCTGTGTCGTCCAGCGCCGAAAATCATGCGGATGGGCATGGTAAAACTGATTGAATGGAACTTCTACCCATATGAATCCGCCAACTTTCAACGTGCGATACATTTCAAAGATTGCGAGTTGCGGTTCGAACACATGCTCAAGAACCGCATTGCACACGTAGCAGTCTACGGAGCAATCATCATAGGGTAAATCGTGAAGATCCACGTTCTCATCGATCAGCGGTCCGGTATCGAATTTATCGATCGCAGTCCAATCAGGGCCGATCTTCTGGCCTCTGGCTCCAACCTGGATCTTGCGTGAAAAATTCTCGACCTTATCGGCGAACTTCTTTCTCTCAATCCCGCGAACCGTCAAGTTGGAAACCTCCCAGCAACTTGTCAATGCTGCAATCTCTAACGCCTAATGAACATTGCTAGGCGTGAGTTCTTCGCCACAAAACCTCACGAAACAGCTTTTCGTGCTCAACGCTCCAGCCACTCCAATCGATTCCACGCATCTTTGAGGATAAGAAATTCCTCTGTAGCAAGAACTGATCGGCAAGATCGATGATCGTCTTCTTAAGTGCAGCCACGTCTCCCACCGGATAGCTCACATGCGGAAACTGCGGTACCACTCCGATTTCCGGTGCAATGGCCATTGTTCCGCACGCCAACGCTTCCATGAAAGGTACCGGCCCTCCCTCAATTCGGCTGGGTACGAGCAGATAATCAATAGCTCGGTAAAAATCTGCTGGGTCATCAAAGCTCCAGACCGGAACTCCCCAACCTTCTTTTGCCGCGACAATTTTAACCTTCGCAGCTAAATCAGGATCTTCAGACAACGCCCGAACTATATCCTCCCCTTTTCGGCCGCCAGAATAGGTGCGACCGGTCACGCCAATCGTTAGCTTTGGCTGGAAGCCGCTATCCGCACCAACCAGAATGACACTAATCTTGGTTTCAGGTATCCCGAACTTCCTCAAAACCTCGGCGGTCGCCTCTGAAACCGCAATACAGTGGTCAACCTCTTGGGCTGCACGGACGAATTCATCGGAGAGATGATCTGGATCGTAATGTGTGAAATTGGCTATCGTTATTCCCGTCTTGGGTTTACTGCGGAAATAGCCGTAGTTGATATAATAATGGATGTCAGCCTCGGGCCAGTCTTCATTGATCCGAACGTAGCGTTCGCCCATGTGCTTCTTTATCTCGTCGGCCTTTCGGTACATGATCCAGCCAGGCTTTTCCGTTACAATTCGAACCTTGGGTCGTCGCACTTCTGTAACTGGATGCCCTTCACGGCGCCGCATGGAGTACGTTAGTATCCGTTTCAAGTCATGCTCTGGCGTCTTTGTCTCACCCGTCTTCTTTCGTGTATCGTTCTCAATGTGCACTGCAGTCGCACCCGCGACATAGAGTATCTCGCCATCAAATTTCTCCCGATAACGGAGATTCAGCGCAATATCTTCTCCGCATACATCAAAACTCTCATCGAACCTAATTGAGTCGAACTCAGCTTTGCGCATCAGAATGAAAGCACCCGTTACGGACGGAACAAACATATCTGATGCAAGCTGCGGATCGTCCCACCTCAGCTGATGTTTGAAACGGTGGTAAGGGGTTCCGTCCTCGCGAAAAAACACGCCGGCGTGCTGTAATTTGTCGTTTAAATAGCGGAGGTTAATTCCTACAATACCAATCGCCGGGTTGCTTAGTGCGTTTAGGGCACGTTGAACGCAACCCCGGTCTGGAATGGCATCGTCGTTTAGAAACAGCACGTACTCGCCGCGGGCATACTGCGCTAAAGAATTGTTGTTTCGTGCAAAGTTGTAAGGGCGTTGCTCGAAGAGACGAAAGCTTATCCCATCAGGACATTTGATTTTACCAGCATCTGCTGACGGGCCGTTCCAAGAACAGAGAACTTCGAAAGAGTCAAAAATTTCGTTTGTTGATAATGCCTTCAAAAGGCGACTCATGTTCTCATGGGTACGAGAAATCACGAGAATAGATAGTTTGAGGATTGCGACCACACCGGTAGCTTCTCTGAATATCGAGTTCATCTTTAGGCACTTTTTACTTGAATAGAATTTTTTCTGAGCACGCTCTTATAAACGCGCTCATAGGCATCCAACATCTGGTCATATGAATTGAGCCTAGAAAGCTGCGCCCGTGCAGCAAATCCAAGCTGGATACGCTTTTCACGATCATCACATAACAAGCGAATTTTCCCCGATAGATCAGCGATCTGCTCCTCTTCATAAAACAGACCACTTATCCCGTTGACTAGCTGTTCCTTAACGCCAAAACACGGCGTAGAAATGATCGCCAGTCCAAAACCCATCGCCTCTAGAATTACACGGGGATAACTCTCAATCCGTGATGTCAAAACAAAGATATCCGAAGCGAGGTAGAGTTCAGCCACCCTCCGACGTTCTTCCTCGGATGTCGTTTCATCAAGCGCAATTATCCTGACGCCCTCTTTGCTCAAGGCCTCCAAGCGCTGCTTGATGTAATCTGAATATTGGGTGGGACTAAAGCCAACCATAGCTATAACGAGGCGTCTTTTTATATGATCATCCAATATTTGGACTGCATCAACGATGTCCTGCTGCCCCTTTCTCTTATTTACCGTTCCGACATTCAGAAGCACGATGTCATCTTCACGGAGACCAAGAGAGGATCGGACGGTTGGCCTATTTGTCGCGTAAACATGCCTCATTAAACGCCCTAGATCGATCCCATTGTGAATCGTGACACTTTCAACAACTCCGCTTAGCTTGTCGACCCATTTCTGACGAGTCGCCTCAGCGACAAACACAACGGTGGATGCCTTTGCAAATGCGGAATATGCTAATCGGCGCAGGTCGGGCGGCAGTTTGTCGTAATAGCTGTCAGGATCTTCACTCTCTCGCACATTCCAGATGACGGGGATTCCAGCCATCGCAGCCGCTAGAACGCAATGATAATTTGGAAGCGTATTGACATGCACAAGTTTTGCGTTGGCATCTTTGTAGTGTTTCGAAAGGGTCTGAAGAAACGAATTGCGGCGATCCGCATTCAACAGAAACTCAGACGGAATTCCATGAAAGACACACTCAATATCTGACGCAGCATAACTTTGCTGAAGAGGTCCTCCCCTCGGTGCCATGAGCACCGGCTCGAAATTTCCTCGTCTCATTATGCCACTGGCAATCTCGAAGAGACTATTGGGCGCACCTTGGAGTTTCAGGTTATGGCTTTCGTATACTATCGCATCACGGCTTGGTCTTTCGGATCTCTTTCTGGCCAGCGGGATGACGCTAGTATCTGATGCTTTTGGTTCAACAGGGAAAGCCTGTCGCCCCTCAAATCTTCCCCACCGTATATAGTGAACAAGGGGATTTGAGCCAGCAATTTCGACATCCGGATTGCATTCTAGATAACGAGTGGTACTGAACTTCGGCGATGGATCTCTTTTCAGCCGTGCGCCTACCCAGAGATAATGCTCTATTGCGCACATGCCCAAAATTTCCACATCTTGGTAGCGCGCCCGATACCAGTCTTCATCAAAAAGGCCTGATCCGCGCAGAATTTGGATATCTGCGAGTTTCACCATGCTAAACCCCCGTTGAGCTTATTCCACAAGCCCTGATAGCATGGAAAACGAAAAGGAAAAAGCAATGACCGATCAGGAAATAGCAGATCTTCTTGCCGCTCAAACGGCGTTAATCTCTGTCCTCTTCGAAGAGCTTTTTAAAGCTGGAATTTCTGACCGGCGGGAGGTCGTGAATAGACTCTACGACCTCCTAGAGGAGCAGAATGCGGGCAAGCCTCCTTCCAACAGATCAGCTCCGATACGTCACCTGATTTCTATTCTCGAGAAATAGCGCGAAGGCTTTCTAAACCGCCGTTCCATCTGCATATATCCAGTTTGCCCCATTGGATGTAACGAGCGGTTTTCCGCCAGAACCATTCGTCACGCGCACGGTGCAGCCGTTATAGGTGGATGCACTGGGCAACGTGGTCGTGGTGTAGGACGGGAATCGAACCGGAGAGCCAAACCCGACGGGACCGGTTCCCTTGCCCCACAGACGGTGCTCGATGTTTGCGGATGGACCGACAGGAACGCTGTCAATGCGCCCCGCTACGGGAGACGTTTGGGTTATTCCAATTTCCCCACCAAAATTGCAAGCAATGGTGATTTCCGTAGACGCGGCTCCCGAGGATGTGCTTTTTCCAGTCGTTGACCCATAGTCGTTGCAGTTAATGAGCCGAGTATTCTCGGCCACGTTTCTAATACCAGCGACACCGCATGAAATAGTGGTTACATTCTCCATAGTGCCACCGTTTACACCGACGCCGTTGACCACCCCGTACTCGGTGCAATCTACGGCGGTAACGTTAGACACTTTGTACCTTTCTGCGGTCCCTGACGTGTTCCCTTGGAATGAGACGCCGTTCTTCACATTGCGCACCATTCCGTTGGTTACCACGCAATCTGGCGATCCTACAGCAATGGCAACGCAGCCCCCCATTCCGTTACCCTCACATACGAAATTGGATATCGTGCTTCCGCGTGCCTGCTCCCCCTCAAATCCTACATAAAGGGCGCTTGGGTTAGGTGGGGACATCGTACGTAGACGAAAGCCTTCCATGACCATACCGGGCGCTCCAAAATTTCGGGCAATGACATCATCAAGGAAAGCGCGCCCGTGGCAATCGATGCCAGCACTTCCGGTGAGCCTAAGCCCAAAGTTCTCTACCAAGATGCCCGAGAAGTAGAGACCGTCGTTGCGCTGACTAGGGCCTCGCTGTTTGCTGTCTATACCGTCCGCACCCGTGTTGTAGATGTGAATGTCGCGGAGGTTTGTGTTTATAATGTCCCCGTTCTCTAGGCCGATTGCATATGACGACACGTTGCCGAGGTTTAGCCGCTCGAACGTCGTATTTCGGCACCATAGGGCCTGATCTTCATAAGGGAAATCACAGACATAGACATTGTCCATCTCCCAATGGGTGTTTCCTAGTGCACCTACAGGCGCAGTGCAGTAGACAGAGAGATACGTGACGGTAGACGTGGCGATGAATGTAAACACTCGTGGCGTCTTATAGAGCAGACGGAACCGTGCAATCCTTGTTCTCGCGTCATAGGAAGGGTCGGGCCCGACTGCCATTTCCAAAGTATCGACCGGCACGGTATCCTCGTAGGCATCCACGCGAACACGATAAGCCCGACCTACAACGGTCGTGAATGCCTTTGAAATCTTCCCGACTGCTGCGACGGATGCATTATGCGTAATCCGCAGGCGACCGCTAACATTCGAAATGGTTGCGTCTCCAGAGATAGCCCAACCTTCCGTTCCGCTGTCAAATGTTCCTGGCGCCAGGAGGTTGGGACGCCCACTATCCGATGGGGTGAGGTTCATGATGCCATGACCGTTGCTGGCGCTCACAAGATCCCATTGGTTGTCCAAAGAGAAATCCGAAAAGGTCTGCCCATCCGGCGAGATCGCGAACATCACCGTAAGGCCCGGATCGCTTGCAGAAATGAGAGTTGATTTCCGGGTTGTCCCTTTGATTGAAATACCGGTCGGGACAATAATGGCTCCCTCCGACCCCGCTATCTGATACCCGAAATTGTCGTAAATGGCCTGGTCGGGGCTTGGGTCGAACACGTAGTGACCGTGCCCCAAAATAAGAGTCCCACTTCCGAATTTTGTCTTTATTTCGCCCATAGCGTCGTAAACGCGTTGGGAATTTTGTGCCGGAGTTGCTGAAGGCGAGACGCCAAGGTCTTCGGCATATGTGATCTGACTGATGCGGTTGTAGATGCGCGATGGATTAGCGAGCGCCGCATCATCAACGGATGCAGCCGGAAGCGTTCCATGGTGCTTTGAAAGGTCGAATGCATCCCCTTCGACGGCGGTAGGGTCATAAACGGCCTTTAGCATATCGCCAGTGCCGGGGCCATTCGGTCCAGCAGGACCGCGAATATCAACGCCATCAGCAATATTTGAGGAGTATCCAGTTGATGTAACATAACCGGTGGCGGTCGGTTTCGCGCCTTGGCCGCCAACATAGTCATATACTTCCACGACGCGCCGCGTTCCGTTGCTGATGATACGCCACAGAGGAGACCAGCCGCGAGGGCCGAGAATGATCCGAAAAGTCGAGCCTACCTTATACCCAGATGCGAGCATACCGGCGGTAAGGCCGCCGGCCGAAACCGGGGAGCCGCCGGCATCTGTTATCGTCAGAACATTCCCATCACCATTGAAGACAACCGTTGGCGCGTCCTGTGTGTTCTCCACCAAGATCGGCAGCGCGATGAATGCGGCGCCATCCTGTGCCGGAATCCCTGTTGGTGTGGTTGCTGTGATGGCATTCGTGCCGCCCGTATTGGTCGCAACGATGAACTGGCTTTCAAAGTTGTTCAGCAGCCGAAAAAGGCCACCAATCCTGTAGCCAGCGACGATCATGCCATTTTTCAGGTCACCAGGAATCACGTCACCACCATCGGCTCGTTTGATGATCAGGACAGGTTCGCCATTGAAAGAAACGGTAACTGGCGAACTGCTGATGTTTGCAACGATCGGCAGCGAGATAAGCGCCCCGCCATCAGCAGCGGGGATCGGAATCGGTGTAGTGGCCTGGATCGCATTCGCAGTGCCGGCACCGGTATTAGTGGCGCGGATAAAGCTATATGGCAGGTCCGCAACACGCACCCACGATCCAGTTCCAGATGCTCCCTGCTTTTGGTAAATGCCATTGTTGGCCGCCGTTGCATCCGCCACAACCCAGGCGATCTGGTTGGCCGCATAGTTCAGATTGGCATTCATAGCTGCGCGCGTCTGGAAAACGATACCGCCTCCAGCCTGGGCCGCAGCGTAAAGCTGCTCAACATAGGTGCCCCACTCGCGAATATCCACCTTGTCCGGATCCCATACCCCGGAAGAGGGAACGCCGTCCGTAACAAAGTCTCGCCAGATCTCGTTTGCGGTCTGAACCATGCCAATTCTCCAATTCTAAGAATGGTTTTGTTGGGAGGCCGTCAGGTGACGGTGATGGAGCCGGTCGCGGCAGCCGCCGCGGGAACGCCGGAAGCGTTGATCGCTTGAACCCACCCGAAATAGGCGCCGGCGGCAACTCCGGTGAGCGTGTGGCCATCGGGTGAGTTTGGCGCGCCATATTCGGTTGCCATCAGTGTTGCCGTTGCGAAATCATTAGCAATGTTCAGATAGATACGCGAGGCGAAATAGTTGGCCGAGTTCGGCGCTATCCAGCTGAAAACGATCTGCCCTGCCCCGCCAGTCGCCGTCTGTCCGGTGACCGGCGCCGGCGCGACGGGATCGGCCGTCGCTGTCCGGATCAGATACTCTGTCCATTCAGAAGCCTTGCCGCCTGACCAGGCCCTGAGGCGGAAGCGATATTGCGAGCCATCAGCTAGATAGCTGCTGCGCACTGTCGAGTCACCAGCCTTCGACATTGCCGCCTGCTTGGTTCCTCCTGTGGTCGGCTCCCACTCGAATTCATAAGTGAGCGCGGCCGACACGAAATCCCAGCTTGCCCGGGCGAATGCGGCGGTGGCGCCGCCCGCGACCACCTCGTTCTGAATCACCACGTCGAAATTCTGCGGCACCGGAACACCGGATGGCGGGAGCGGCACGACGGTAGAGCCGGGTTCGCCCTCATCAACGGCCGCATTGAAATCATAGAGGGTCGGCGGCACCACTATTCCTTCGAACTGCACCGTCAGATTGCGCAGGGAGAGCTTGGGCCGGCCGGTCAGCTCGACGATCGCCTCTTCGAGCCTGGGTGGATAATGCACCCTGACGAACCGGCGAAAGCGGACGTTCTTTGCCGCGTGATAATGCGCCACCACGGTCACGCGCGGCGCGTTGGCGCGAATGAAGGTGATTTTCTCCAGCCGGGCCATATGATTGTGGCTCTGCACCGCCTGGTTTTCGAGCGTGCGCGTCCTTTCGGAATCGTCGGCATAAGGGTCACCATAAGGCGCCGCATCAGTCGTGACATAGCCGTTTTCGGGGCTCGTATAGCGGCCGCGCACAGCAAGCACATTCGAGCCTCTGCGGCGGTTGGCATCGAAGGACAGGGCAACAATATCCCGGGCATCGAGCCGCACGTCTGGGGCGACGAATTTGCCGGGGTGAACGCCGACTTTTCCATCCGGGCGCTCATAGACGACGAGCTCCGCAGCCTGGTCCATCAGCCGTCCAACATCCACCGGATCATTGTTTGCCCGGAACCAGAAGCCGCCGTGATAGCGCCGCTCCTGCGCACCGCTCCGGTTGATGACAATCTCATCACACACATTCGCTGCCTCGATCCACTCAGGGAGATAGATGTCCGACAGGGAAAGCTTGCCGCCAACGGGATGCGTGAGGTGCCATAGCCGGAACAGCGCGAGATTGGTGGTGTAGCCCAGATTGCCCGTTCGCGGATCAAAGATCCGGTCATGACCGTCGATCACTGCCGTGTGGACCGGCTCCTGATTGGGATATACCGCGAGGTAGTCTTCCTGGGCGACAGTGTCCGGCATCATCAGGACACTGGCGAGACCATCTCCGCGATGATTGCCGGTCCAGATCTCCGGGAATTTGGAGACGACTTCCGCATAAGGGATCTCCGCATCGTTCCCAATGCGCGTGAGTATGCGGACATGGTAGTCGGTATTGCCCGGAAGCGGCGTGCCATCGCCCTTGAAGTGGTCCGGCTTGTCGACATAGCCGTTCGCGGTAAGCGTCAGCTTTTCATCATGCAGCCAGTGCTCGACATAGCCTTTGATGTGGTGCCCGGCCGAAACAATGATGTGATAGGCGGTACCGTCGCGCTCCTCGAGAAATACATAGTCTCCCCCCTTTTTCACCCTGCCGAGAACGAAGGGCAGATACGGCACTGGCTGCCGGAGGTTAAACTTTCCGTCCTCAGGCTTTGGGGTATCGACCTGGGGCTTGAAAGCCGCCTGGATGCCATAGAGTGCGGCGGCCGTTGCGGCATAGCCGAGCCCCAGTGAAACGGCGCTGACTGCGGCAGGACCGAGGAAATAGATCGGGCTGCTCGTGATCAACGGCAGCAGCAGCCCGGCAATGGCTTGAGGCATGATCTACTGTTTCTCTGTTCGCCAGATGGCAAGCGCGTGCGCCGCGCAGGAGGGATAGGCATCCTTGAAGCGGACGCTCCAGCCGGAGCCGTTCCAGATCGCGCCCCATTGGCGCGAGACGTTGGCGGGGCTTCCGATGACAGCAACGAAGCCGATCTCCGGCAGCGCCGCGCGCTCGACACCAATGAGTGCGGCGCGGCTGTCAATCAGAGGCACCACCCCGCCAGCGGCATCAATGATCGCCTGGAAGCCAATCTCATCGTCATACGTGCCCCGAAGATCGGCCGCCGGATCGCTATAGCCAAGCTCTACGCACCAATCAGCAAGCGCGAGGATGCAATCCGTGTCACCTGGCGACCAAGCTCGCGTCATGTGCTGATCGATGAATCTTCCGAGCATCAGTTCCACGACGGCCACCTGATCGTCTTGTCATTGAGGCCCGGCACGCGCTCGCAGAAGAGATCGGCCGGCGCATTCGGGTTGAGGATCGCCGAACGCGCCCGCTGGTCCACATCGGAGAGCACCGCGCCATTGGTCAGCGTGCGCAGGGTGAAGCGGTTCGTGATCTCGGCGGTGATGGTCGAAAGGACATGGTCCCCGGACACTGCATCGTCAAACACAACATTGTCCATGGTTCCGGTGAACGCCACATCCGGGTTACCGATCGGCTGATCATACTCGTCGCAGTCCTGAATGAGGATCTGCATGACGGACCCGATGACATCATCCGCGTCTGTCTCCTGCCACGCGACATCGGCAATCTGCTTGTCGATGCCCGAGAGCGTCAGGGGCAACGTCACAGCCTCGCCATTGATGCCTGCCTCAATGGAATCGAGCGCGTCATCCGAAACGACACAGCAGCGCCAGATATTGCCCTCTCTGTCGAGATACGGTCCCGATCCGCTCCAGAGCCGAACGGTTGCGCTCGGAAAGTCGAGACGGCACAGAATTTTCAGCGATTTGACGGCGGACATCAGATCAGCCCCGCCGCGAGATCCGACCAATAATCGACAGCCTCGACGAACGACACGCTCGGATAGGAGCTTTTCTTGAGCACGTCATGGCCGATGTCCATCCCCCGATCGTCCGCCAGCCGGCAGAGGCAGGTTGGCTGATCGAATTCGAGATCGACGCCATCGGGAATCTCCGCGCGAACGGCCGGAGAGATCGGCACCGTCCAGACATCACCGTCGATCCGGATAACCGGTCCCGTTTCATAGAGGGCGTGCTTGTATGAGAATTTCACGCCCACGAGGTTCGGCTCGGCATTGATGATCCGGAGCCGGATGGTTGTTGCGCTGATCGGCGTCACGTCGACCGATTTTATCGAGATGGCGCGCTGGCGGTGTTTCGTGCCATCGCTGAAACCCGCGCCGTCCGAGTGCGGGATCCTCTCCACGGGTTCGAACCGCCCCGAAGCATATGGTGCTGATGGAGACGTCGGCGCGCGCACGGCGATCAGGCCGGCGCTACCTCCCAGCATCTGCCGTATGGCATGCCATGTCTTCCATTGATCGCGGTGCGAGATCAGAACTGGGATGTTCTGATAGTCGATCACCCAGTACCCGCGATCCGTCCGCGTGCGCGGCTCCAGGCCGCCGAGCGAGCGGCCACCGCTGCGCGTGAATGGCACGAGGTTGGCGGCCGGCTGCTGCGGCGTGAGCTGGCAATAGGGCCAAAGCACAATAAAATCGCTCATAATGTGCGGTAGTCTCCGCCAGCCCGATCGCGCTGGTACTTTCCGACAGCCGCGGGCGCGCTCTGATTGGCCTGGGCGACGGATATGCGGATGATGTCGCCGGAACGCGTCTGGATCTGCTGATCCGCGATATCGGCGATCAGGCCGCTATCGGTGCGTAGATTCAGCTCGATTACTTCGCGGCCACCTGACCGAATGTTCGGCAGCTGGGGCGTCCTCAGATCGACCGGTATTCGGCGTCCGTCCGGCAAGGGCACCGCCGCCTCAGCCCGGCCAGTTTCGCCAAAGATGGCAGCAGTCTTGGATATTCCGCCATTGGCGAACATCTTTAACGGCTTACCGTTCTTTGCAATACCACCGTTCGCGAATGGGAATATTGCACCCAACAATCCGCCGATCCCGTTTCCGCTCCCTCCGCCGCCGAGCAGCCCGGCCAACGGCCCGTTGCCAAGTAGTGCAGCCTGGGCTACGGCCTCTATCAGAGTATTCAACAGCCGATCGAGCGCCGAATTGCCGGTTTCGATCTTTGGTACAAGGCCCAGTATCGCTTCACCAAAGGCGTCTTCAAAGAACCTGGACGCCTCCACGACCTTTTTTTGCTTCTCTGCCAGCATTTCCGTGGCCGAGCTCGCCTTGGCATAATTGGCAGCCAATTTGTCGATCTCGGCCGTCAATTCGGGCGTGATCTCCACGCCGGCTTTTTTGGCATCGTTCAGGAGCTGCTGCTTGATTCGCGCCTGATCGACAGCAAATCCGTAATCCTTGACGAGGGGATTTACCTGGGCTTGCGCAGCATATTCGGCATTCAATAATTCGATGCGGCGCTGTATTTGCGCCATGTCACCCTTGAATATCTCGTCAGGCGATTTCTGGGTTGTGGAAGCAGACTTGATGCCCGCCTCCGAAAGAGAAACTCCGGACCCTGAGAGATAGGTTTGAGCTTCCTCCCTCCGCCGGTCCGGATTGGCCGAGAGACTGGCTATTGCCTTCGCGACTGCGCCAGCCCCTCCCCCTTGCCGAATGGCGTTCACAATGGTCTTTGGCAGGCTTCCATAATTATAGGCGATCGAGGTAAGTGCCGCCTGTTGCGCTTCGCTCAGGCTCTGCCAAGTGTCAATGCCGATCGCTTTCTGGATTCCGTTCTGGAATTCGAGAATGCGACGGGACAGGTCCCGTTCGGCATCCTCCAGCGTGACGACGGTGTCCTTCGTCACCTTTTCAATCATGCCATTGGCGCGCGTTGCGGTATCTGACCCAAAACCGGTGCGGTAGGCATTGACGTCGTAATACGCGTCTGGCCGAAACCCTTCGAAGCGTTTGATGAGAGCGGCCGCCACGCTTTCGCCGGCAGCGCGCAATGCCGCCTCGCTCGCCTTATAGCTCTGAAGCTCCGCTTCGTTCAGGAAGCGTCCGCCGCCGCTAAACACTGGAGGCACGGATCCGAGCGGCGACTGACTGAGCATGTCGCCTAGCTTCGAGTAGTTCTCAGCATAATCGAGGATCTGCTTTATCGCCGTTTCGACGGTCGGGATGAGCTCGTTTTTGAATTTGCCCACCAGCTTGTCGACAGTATCGGTGCTGACGGGACCGACACCAAGAATGGCCGCGGTGAGATTAACAAAGGTCTGCTTGGCGTTCTCACCATTCACATAGGTGGTTTTCAGGCGCTTGTTGATCTCGTCGATCGCATCCTGAGCCGGCAACGCCTCCTGCGCGGCGGTCCGCAGATCCTTAGCCAGATTGCGCGCGAACTCGGAAAACCCTTTCTGGTTTTCGATCGCAATCATATCTTCGACGAATCCTCGAAGATCCGGCGTGTCACCGTCGAGCCGGCTCAGCGCCTGCCGGAAGTCGTCGATTGTCTTTGTCGCTCCCCCAAAGTCGCCAATGGGCACACCGAGCAGCCGATCCGAAACATCATCCGCCGTCGATCGCACCACCTTCTGCAGGTCGCCGAACTCATCCCGCAATTTCTGCAGGGCGATATTGCGAACTGCATCCGAATATTGCTTTGCGCCCTTTTCAGCGATCCCGAAGGCGGCATCGAAGGACTTGATCAACTCGGCATGATTCTTGAGCAGTTGGTCGGCGTCAGGAAGTTCATCGCCCAGCGTCATGAAGTACTGCACAGCCGCCCCAGTCAGCCCGATCAAGGCATAAGACGCCAGGGAAACCGGATTGACCATGGTCGCGAAGGCTCCCCCAAGTGCTTTCACGGCACCGACCAGCCCCCCACCAGCTCCCTGCAAGGCCTGCGCGACCTGGCTCCCCTGCTGGATCATGATTGTGAAGGGAGAAGTGCCGGAAGCGAGGCCCATCGCTATATCGTTGAGCTGAAACGACAAGTTGGACACTGCCGCGCGCGTCGCGCCCAGCGACTTCTCGGCATCGCGGCCGGCCTTCTGGAAGGATTTTCCCGCATTGTCGTTTGCGCTCTTGAACCGATTTTCGATGCCGGTCGCGGAGGTACCAGCAGCTTTGGCGATCGCCGCGAGCTGCTTTTCGAACTTGCGTTGCGTCGCCTCGATCGAGATGAGCAATCGGGCCTGATCTTCGGCTGTTGCTGCCATGTTAGAACCCCTCTATGCCAAGTTCGGCCAGACGTTCGTCGGGAATTTCACGGGCATTCCGCTTCTCGCCATGGGCCTCACGGAATCCCTCCAGCGCGCACATGAATTCCCACATTGTGCAGTCATCGACATCGCGCGGAGAAAGCCCCATCGCCATGCCGGCCTTAAGGTAAGTTGACCATCGGGTTTTCCCGTTCGGGAGCGGCATCAGCTCTTGCTCGCCGCTCCCGCTTTGGCTTCCCCCGGTTCGTCACCTCCATCCCACATTATGAAGCGGCGAATGATGTCCGCCGCCGTTACGGCCAGTGCATAGGGGCTTGCTAGGTCGGCCAACGCGCGATCAATGAGCGCCTGGGCTTCCTTTTCCTGCATCCCGGCCCCGATCAGCCCCAGCCTGATGGGTTGAATCACATCGTCAATTTTCCACTGGGATGTGAGCAGGCGCATCATGACGACAGCGCAACCGGCATCGGAACGCTGCTCGATGGCCCGCAGCTCGCCTATGCCGAGGCGGAAATCATGCTCGCCCCCCGACCAGACTATGGTTTCAGCGGGGCGCATCAGGCAGCGTTCGTCAGAGTGGGACGGCCGTCGAAGCGGATTTCGATGTCCTGAGTGACGGTGACACCCTTTTCTCGAGCCGCATTAAGAGCCGTGCAGAGAGCGGGCCCGCTTTCGCTGGCTATATCACCCGTCGCCGCAGCCGCGTCAGTCAAGCGCACATTCAGCTTGCGGGCGTTGTAGATCCAGTCCTTCATCTTGCTTTGACTGGACTGAGCCCATTTGCCCTGCGCCGAAACGGTGACGACGAGGTTCGTCGCATTGACCTCGGTGCTATTTGGCTGGCTCTCATCGTCACACGGCGGAATTTGATCCTCACTCGTGTTCAGGGTGCGATTGATCGTAACGCCACTAAGGCCACAGATCCGGGAATATACGCCGGGCGATGCAACCGGATCGAATTCCACTTCGAGGATCATCTCCTCATATTTTTCAGTCTTCGGGTAAGCAGGCATCGAATTTTTCTCCATGCGTTATCGGGCCACCGGGCGGCAGCCATCGAGATGACAGGTTTCTTGAAGGGCTATTCTGCCCGATTGCGGCCCGAGGAATTGCGCTTTTTGGCGAGGTTCGGGCTTTCGACCTCTACCGCTGCACCGGCGGCGACCGCCGCGGCGATCACATCACTCGGCCGCGACTGCGGCTCCGGAGATGGCAGAACATGAAACGAAAAGACAGACTTCGGACGCCGCCAGTTGAATTCACGGTTGAAAATCGCCCAAGGCATCAGTTTGGCTCCTCGATAATTGCGGTCACTGTGACGATGCCATGCGACGTCAATCCGTCCGGATCGCGAACGACGCGGGTCACCTCCACCCATATATCGACCAGCGCATTCGTCTCAAACTTGAGAGGTTTACGATGGAGCGTGCGCCGGACAAGATCGACTAGCCGCTTGCACTCCATCTGCCCGACTGCCCGCGACCAGATATCGATCTGGCATGTCACTCGTATACCGGTGATGCATTCGGTATCGTCTTCGCCACCGTCGCTTGGCCCGAAAGAAATATAGTTCATCTTGGTACCAAACGGATTTTCCGGGACGCGATCATAGACGCCGTTCACCAGGTCCATAATCTCCTGATTGCCGGTCATAGTGGCGTAATAGAGCCTCTGTAATTCCTCTGACGAGCTCATTCGGACGCACTTTCGGCCTGTATGGCCTTTTTCATCGCGCGGGTGATGCGGGATTTGATGCGGCGCCGAAGCGCTCGATAGCTTGGAAAGAAGAAGGGATGCGCCGCAGCGAGGCGAGTGCCCGCCTCGATGAACCAGGCATAGAACGCCTTGGTGTTTCCGGCGTACACGGTGATTTTCAAGCCACGACTGTCCGCCTCGCTTTGCGCAACGACAACGCTCCCATCGGGGGCATCCCCCCACGTCCACCCGATGCTGTCACGAAGAGTGCCCGGAAGGTTCCCGTGCGATCCGTCAACACTGACCGGCACGAGCCGCTTCATCATGTCAACGAGTTCCTGGGCGCTCTTTTCCATCGCCGCGCGGCTTGCTTCTTCGACCTTGGCGGGGATGGTCCTTGTCAGCTTGCGATTGAGCTCAGAGATTCCCTGGACCATTCTCGTCACCCCGTCGCTACGCCGCTTTCGCAAAGGAAAGCGATGAACTGGCGATCGACCTCATGGGTCACATCGCGGATGTTGAAGGCAACCCCGGTGCGCACATCCCGCACGCGCCAGTCCGTCGTCACTTGGCGCGCCTGCGATAGGGATCGCACGGTGATGATCTGCACATGATGACCCTGCAACCGGCTGGCCATGACGCTTTCGCCGCCGCGCAGATGGCGGAAGGCGGCGCGGCACTGGAACCGCTCCTGCCAATCACCGACCGTGTTGCCGGCGCCATCGTCGATCTCGACGCGCTCGTCGAAGGCGACACGGTAAACGAGATCCTGGGCGCTGACGGGCTGTGCCATAGCTATCCCTTCTCAGATGCTGAAGCGCCGATATTTCGCGACGAGCATATCCTCGATGCGCTCGATGTTCCCGGCATTGTCCCGAGCGGCCTCATCATAGACGAGCTGGACGCGGAGGCGGATGGCAAGGCAGATATCTTCCGGAACGGTAGGCTTGACCGGTTCGCCAGTGTTCGGCCATCCAGCCTTGTATTCGACACGCACCGCGCCAACCTCTGCCAGATCCGAGGGCTGAGTGAAGCCGTGGCGGAAGCGGACGAAGGACCGACCGCCGCCGTCGGTCTCGAGCCTGTAATCCACCTTCGGGACGATTGAAATTTGCTCGGCCGGATTGACCCACGAGACCGACGCGATATCGATTACTGGCCCGAGCGGCAGCGGCAGGCAATGTGCGAATCGGTCGAAATCCTGCCGCCAGCTCTGCTCGACGAGGCAAATGCCGAGAATGCCCGTCCAGCCCTCATAATGCGCGACGGCGGCGCGAATGGCCTGCTCGATAACGCTGTCGTCATCGGCAAAATCAATGCGTACCTGTTCCTTTATCACCTCGACGGAAATTGGAAGCAGTGCCGGCGGCGTTACGAGGACTGGGCGGTGCATGGCGCTATTCGGCCTTGTTCTTCGGCGCGCCGGTTTCAGCCTTGTTGGCTAGTTTACCCAGTGCCTTTGACTTTGGCTCATCGGTCGATAAAACACCATTGTCGACCAGGTGCTTCACATCGCCCTCCTTGGCCTCGCGCGTGTCGCCGGGCAGGTACATTTTGTCGCCGAGATGTGGGCGGATTACATGGAATTTCATGGCTGCTCTCCTTCGGTTCATAGAGGGAGCGGCGGACCCGCCGCTCCCCGTGATGAGCCGAACGATTACGGGGCGACAGGCGCTGCGAGAGGGCCGGTGACAAACGCTTCCGGCCGGTAGACCGCCAGCGCAAGCCGTTCTTCGCCAAGGATCGTCAGGAGGTTCTTGATGAAGTCGTCGTTGACGAACCCCACCTCGACGCGAGCATCCCAGCGATCGAACAGCTGGGCACCGAGCTTGAAGGCGCCCGTCAGGAAATTGCCCACGGTAATCGCCTGGGTTTCGACCACCGGCAGACGCCAGAGCGTCGGTGCAAGCGATCCCTGCGGATTGCCGATGATGTATCGACCTGTTGTGTCCTTCAGGGTTTCAATCGATGCCCAGTCGGTCGGATGCAGCACGTGGCCAGTCGCCGGGAATTCGGCGAGCGCAGCCTGCAACATGGCGAACCGGAGGGTATCGAGCGCGGTAAACGGCTCCGGCGCCGTCACGCCATTGGGCAATGCGTATGCACTCGCCTGGGGAATGATGCCGTGCAAGTTCTGCCCGGTGCCATCGCCATTCAGGAGCTGCAGTTCTTCCTTAAAGGCCAGACCATACAGCAGCCGCCCATCGATGATCGATCGCAGTTGGGCGAAATCGTCGAGAATCTGTTTCGACGCCTTCATCCAGTGAGCGATCACCTTTGCCGAGGTGGTGATCAGGTCGAACTTGATATCCGACTCCGGCTTTGTCGCGGTTTCTGCAACAGGTGCGGCATTGTTCGTGAAGCCCGTTTCCCGGACATATTCGAGCGAGTTTCCGTCCATCTGCCCGGGCGTGATCAGATCTCGCACGGTCAGGCGCCGATCGGGCAGCATGAGCACGCCAGGGCGACGCGTCGGAGCGACACCGGCGCCAGCTGCACCGGGCGTGTCCGTGGTGGCGGACGTGATGGTCGCCTTGAAGCGCATATCGGCCTTGCCTTGGGTTGGTCTTCCTTCCGCCCATGACTTAACATTGGGGTTTTCGACGAACTGCTGACCGATTGATTTCGGAGTATCGTCGCCATCCCCCCCTACGCGGGCCATCTTTTGCTGCAACTCGGAAAGCTGCTCCTGAAGGCCGTTCATCTTCGTAAGCGCTTCGTCTGCCTTTTCCTTCAGGGAACTGGACAACGCTTCACCAGCCTTCGCCTTGCCAAGCGCCTCTTCGGCAATACCCTTCACGGCATCGAGCGACTCATTGAACTTGGTTTTGACCTCATTCGCGAGCTGTTCCGCTGTCTTTGTGCCGCTACCACCGCCTTCTTCAGGGGGGGCGAAGAAGGGGCGGGGACCGATATGGGATGCTGCCAGGCGCGCAATGCCGCCAGCGCCGATAGCAGCGAACGGCGCAAGAGTCGCAAGCGCGCCCGGATCTACGGGACCGATGGCGGCATATGCGCCCCCAGCCGTGAGAATGCCAACGGCAGCGAGCAGCGCTACCGCCAGCATGGTGGCGATATTCAGTTTCATTGGTTCGTCCTTTCTGGACAGTGAGCTGAAGGATCAGCCGCGCAGGAGTGCTTCCAGGAATGCGGCCGGTTCGTTCGCCTTGCTGCCCTCGGACTCACTCCGAATGGCTTTCGCATAGCCGACAGAGGCGATCTGTACGGCCATGGCTTTCGGGACACCTGCCTCACGCAGGATGTCCTCGAATTCCTTGACGGGGAGAGGATCGCCGTCACGCAAGCGACGGGCGAATTCCTCCATGCGTTCAGCTTTCACGCTTTCGACGCGCGCCCGCCTGTTAGCGGGGAAGGAAACGACGCTGATTTCCATCAGGTCCAGTTTCTTCAGGATCCGGACATTCCCCTCCTGATCGGTATCAAGTTCACGATAACCGATCGAAAGCCCGCGGATGGCGCCCGCTTTCAGAAGGGCGTGGACCTCACGTCCCCGCGAGGCTTCCATGACAAACCGGCCGGTACCTTTAAGGCCCTTGCCGTCTTCCGCCAAATCTTCCCACACACCGATTGGCTCATTGGGATTGTGCTGCCAAAGCATGAGGGGTTTCGTCTCCTCTTGACGATGGCGCGCCAAGCTTTCAGCGAAGGCTCCGGCCGCGACCTTTTCGCCATAGCTATCGACATTTCCGAAGATCGAGCCGTAACCGGTGAACGTGCCCTCATCCGTCACATCCTTGACCTGCAGGGCGAAATCCTTGGTTTTCATGATCCTTGTTCCCGTTCCTGGGCGATCGCATCGCGAAGCGTTTCACGATCGATTTCCGTAATCGGCACGTTCTGCATCTGCATGCGTGGCACATTGCCCCCCTCGACCGGGGGCAGATTTTCAAGCTGGCGAACTTCGTTGATCGTCATCGCGCCGATTGCGGTCATCTGCTGATAGAACCGGGCGCGGCCCACGCTGTCGGCACGTAGCAGCCCTTCGAGGTTGAACTCGATGGTGATACCCGCGGCACGATCGGCCGGTGTGAGCAACTGTTTCTGGCAGGCCTGCTCGATGCGCTTCAGGCGTCGGCGCAGGGTGAACTTCTGGAATCCGAGCGTCTGCTGCTCAAGTCCAGTGCCCCAACTCGTCGACTTTTCCGTATGCCCGATCATAAACGGGGGCACGCCGAAGAAGCGGCAAATTTCCTCCACCGAAAAGCCGCGCGATTCCAGCATCTGCGCGTCTTCCGGGTTGATGGTCAGTTGCTCCCACTTCGTGCCCCCTTCGAGGATCAGCGGGCGCCCAGCGTTCATGGCGCCGAGATATTTTTCTGTCAGCTTGGTCTCAGCCAGCTCACGCTGTTCCGGCGATAGCCACTTTTCAAAGGTGAGCACGCCCGAGGGGCGCAACCCGTTTTTGAACATGCCGCCGGCAGAACGGTCGATGGCGCGCGCCAAGCTGAAGGCATGCCGACCGAAATGCAGCGTGGACATGCCGCCGAGCGGGTTGCCGCCAAAGCCACGAATGTGGAGCACCCGCCTTTCGGTCTCAGTGTAGGATTTGCCGTTATCGGTCCACCTATACTGAATCGTGCCGCTCTGCAGCCGGGAAACAGACATGCATGCGGGCAGAATGGGCGTGAGCGTGGTAACATTCCCGCCGCTGCGCTCGATCAGGGCATAGGCATTTCCCCAAAGCTCGATCGACGCGCAGATGAACTCCCAGAAATCCACAGCTGTCTGATCGAAATTCGGGCTGTCGTGAAGCACGCGATAGAGTGGGTGATCCTTTGCCACCTCGGCCGCGCCATCAGGGCCGCTCCGGTAAACCATCAATGGCAGGCTGGCGATGGTGCCGGCGAGAAGGTTCACACACGCCCACACCGAAGAGAGCCCGAGCACGGTTTCGGCGCTGACGTGTTCGCCGGCATCTCCCATCTCGCCTGCCGGATACCATCCATGCGGATCTTTCAGCGAAAGCAAGCGCCGCACCACCGTCTGCGCCATTTTCTGCAATAGGTTCACGCGGCACCTTCCAGGCTCTTGAAGTAATCATCCATGCCGCCGCCCTGCGCTTCGGGGTTCTGAAACATCAGCATCGAGGCGTTGAACATTGCCATGAGAAGGTCGATCTTCGCAGCACCCGAGACTTCCTTCGTCACCACATAGTTGCTCCCGCGCAGCGTCTGCTTTGCGTTGCCGACACACCAGGCCATGATGCTCTGGTCGCCATGCAGGAAACGCCGATCCTCCAGCTTGAGGGGAACCGACGATATTGCGGTTTGCAGCTTCCATCCCTGACCAACAGCCTGGATGAGCGGCTGCTCAAGTTTGGCATCCTCCAGCGCGTCCAGCAGAAGCGCCACGCCGGCACTATCAAGGCCGATGCCGCCCTGCTCGGGGAGCAACCCGGTGTCAGCTACACGCCGACATATGGCGGCAGCCGACGCGGCCTGCTCTTCTCCGCTCTTGGCGATGATCAGATCGCCGGCCTCTTCGAACTCTCGCAGACGCGATGCGATGCTCTTGCGCTGTTCAAACACGGTGGGACGCGCCCAAGCCTTTCCCCAGCCGAGCCAGCGCTTGGTCACCTTCTCGCGCCCGATGACATAGAGAGCGGCAAGATCGTCAGCACCGCCCCAGTCAACACCGATCGTGCAGACTTCGGATCGGGCAAGCAAATTCTCGAGACCGGTTAGCTTCCGGTCCACACAGGATGACCAGTGGGGCGCACCCGACCATCCGTCACCGCCGAGGCCGATACCAATCTCAATGTTGAGATGCTGACTCGCCCATATCTGCTCGGCTTCTTTTGTCGCCTTTCCGTTATTCTCATAGTCGTCGGAAAGCCGTTGCGGGTTGATCGAGCGCCCCAGATTGGGGAGGATGTGGCGCCAGTTCCGTTTGTCCCGCCAATAGTCCTGGTTTCGCTGCAGTTCCACAGGGAACTCATACAGCACCGGCAGCAGGATGGGCGCCCGGCCGCCTTTCCCGTCGCGGATCTTGCGCGCCTTCTCGAGCTCGATTTTCCATATCCCGGCCGGCGGCTCATCGGATTGGGTCGTGATCATCAGGACCTGACCGCCCTGCATGGTGATGCCGCCTCCCCTGATCTGCTGCATCACGGCCGCCGCTTTCGCCTTCTTCCCCAGCTCATGTAGCTCGTCGATGATGGTCAGGATCGGGATTTCGCCCGTCACGATTGACGTGTCGAAGGTCTTGACGTCGAGCTTGGTGCCCGTTTTGCGCCGGGTGATGCACTTCAGGTGATCCTGCACATGAAAGATTTTCTCAAGGCGATCGTCGATCCGGATCATGGCCTGCGCCTGGCCAAAGCATCGCTCCGAGATGTTCTGACTGGGCGCCACCAACAGCATCTGGCGGTTCGGCGCTTCCTCCATAAACAGGGCGGTCAGCCCGAGTGCGGCAACATAGGTGGTCTTGGAGTTCTTCTTCGGGACCATGCAAAGCAGTTCCCACACAAGCCGCTGTTTTGTCTCAGGGTCCTCGCTGGCGAGGAACGCACAGAGAATATCGCGAAACCATTCCCCGCATGCCTCGGATAGTGGTGGATTGCCCGGCACATCGGGAAGGCGCAACCGATTGAAAAACGCGATCGCTTTTGACGCCTTCCCCTCGTTGAGGGGGACGTCGACCATTGGGGTTTGCCCCATCTGCAGCCGCTCCCACCAATTCGGGCAGGCGAAACGCGGCAGTTCCTCAGTGGTGGACTGCATTCGCGGTGGCTTCCTGCTCAAGCTCCGCCATCAGGTCAGCGTCGGCATCGATGGCGCGCTGCTTGTCGAGCGCCTTCTTGCCCGCCGACCCGCCACCTTTGTGTGCCTGATCATCCTTCGGTTTCTCACCCATGGCTCGCTCGATCTCCATGCGGTCGTTGCGATCCATCAGCTTTCCGAATTCCTTGAAGGCACCCACATTTCCCTTTTCGGCAAGTTCCCATGCCAGCTCCAGGCGCCTGACTTCCATCCGATCCCGCGCGACATCCCGTTGGCGGAGCTCATAAAAATAATGCTTGTGCAGCGTCGGCAATGTGATGCCGATCGCAGCCGCGATCCTCGGATTCGACCAGCCAAGGGCGACTAACATGCTGACTCTATTGCGAGTTCTCTGCGTAACTTCATGCGGTGGACGCCCGCGCTTGGTGGGACGGTCAACCCATGGGTTGCCGAAGAGGTCGAAATTTTCAGTCATCGAGAAAAAAATCTTTGAATGAGGGGGACGCGGGTCTGGCGAAGGAGGGGGTCCGAACTTTCGACCCACCCCCCCCTCCTCGGTCAGAGGGCCGACCGCCGCTCCTCCGCCTGCTTAGTGCTGTCGTGGTAGGCCTTGCTGACGGCGTGCAGGTTGTCCTCGTCCCAGAACAACTGCTCATCGCCGCGATGCGCCGTCTTGTGGTCAACCACAGGGCTGTCCGGGGCCGGATACTTGCCGATCAGCAGGACTCCAGTCTTTTGGCATATGTATCGATCACGGATGAGGATGCGCTCGCGCAGCTTCTGCCATCGGCTCGTTTTGTACCAAGCACGCCACGGCTGCATAGCATCGCGCATGCGCGATCGCGCAGTCTCATTAGCTGGTGAATCCCCGATCCGGCCGGCAAGTATGCCGACTCGGGGCTTGAGCATCTTCAGCCGGCCCATGTAGTGTTCTGCAGCCAATTGGAGGGAGGGCATTACTATGCGAATTGCATTCAGCATTCTGATCGCAATGTTGGCGACGTCCGCGCACGCCGCCCCACTTACGAGGGAAGAGACGTTTCAGCTACTGAGCCGAGAGCTTGCTAAGATCGAGGAGAACTCATCTGAGGTGCAACGATATTCGACGATGCCTGCATATACATCCCTGGTCAAAGATAAGATCCAAGAAGCAATGAAGATTGCGATTAGCCTGCGCGACACGCTGTCTGGAAATCCATACGTCAGGGTGTCCGGAGTTTCCGTCACCATACCTTGGGGGATCACATTGGAACTGACCTTCCCCGAACCCGAGAAACAGTAAATCCCATAGCTTCGCACTTGGGGAGAAGCGGTTGCCGGTTTCCCGATCGCTTCTCCAGGGTCCGAGCGTGGCCACCTCAGGAGCTATGTCCCCACGTGCTACCGTGTATCGAGGATCACTATCTAAACCGGATCGTCCGGGACAAATATCAGTCACAAAGGTTGGAGGATTGCAAGAGGCATCAGAGCGGGCGTGACGCCACCGAGGAAGTTGATTGCCACCACCGCGCTCCCCTTCCCCTTCTCGCCGCCGGATACGATCTCACCCTTCGCGCCTGCAAATATGCCATCCTTGATGCGCACCTTCATGCCGCGCCTGAACACTGATTGCGGCACCTCGTAATCGAAGTGTCCGCTATCGGCTTTCTCTTTGAATTCGCTTACTTTGTCAGCCGCAATAAGGTACGGCGTTTCATAGCCGCCAAGGATGCCGGCAACGTGCTCAAAGCCAAGGAGAGCGGCGGCGCACTCGTTCGAGATCACGCATCGGGCGAAGATGTAGCCGACGAAAACAGGTTCCTTCTTCGCAGGTATTTCACGCCCCTGACGCCGCAACTTTTTCCCCAGCTTCATGGGGACAAGCGTCTCGATGCCAGCTGCCACAAGCGCCTCCTCCACCACCACTTCCCGTCCCGTCGCGACTCGAAGCACCAACCACGGCGCTGATTCGTCCGCACGCTGCGCCGCCTGCTCGATCAGCTTGCGCCGACGGCGGCACTCGGCAATCGCCCTGTCGCTCGCCGCGTAGGCCCGCGTCAGGTCGATCGCCTCTGCCGCTTCAACCTGCCTTCCGTTGACCGCCATCATTTCCAATCCCTCGTAACGCCGCCTCGAAATCGCTCAGTGCATCCGGCCCTCCGGCCGGCAGATAAACCCATTGCTGCCTGCCGGGATCAGGCATCCACGGCCATCCGCGGCGCTCGTGCTCCGCCTGCCAAGCCCGCCAAAGCTCGCCGCCGACGCGCACTACTTCGAATGCATCCGCCAACGGCTGCAGGCTTGAGGAGACCGCCACGCCCTGCCCCGTCGCCGCCCTGTTGAACATCTCGCTTACAGCGGGCCAGCAGCTGCGCGCCTGTTTCTCCAGCAACAACGCTCCCTTGTCCGCCGTGCCGTCGTCGACCATCCGCTGCTCGAATGCAGTCAGAGGTGGGCATGGCCGCTGCACGCCGGAAAGCAAGCGCTGATAGACCCTTGCACCCCAGAGCTTGCCGAAGGGCGCGGCATCGAGGAATTCGGGTTTCGCATCCGCCTCCTGCCTGGGCGGCAATCTCTCCCAGCGCTTTTCCCGCAGATACACCGCAAACGCGCAGTGCTTGGCGCGACCGTCGCCCTTGCGGGCAGCGATGTAATCGGCGATCCGGTCAGCCGCCTGGGCGCGTTCCTCGTCGGTCAGCGAGAACCATTCCTTGCGGGCTTCCGCCTCGCTGTCGCTGACATAGGTCGGCCATTTCGGGAACGCCCGCTTGAAGGCACGGTCGATCGCCTTCGCATCGGCTCCGGATATCGTCCCTTCACCATCCCGAGCATCAGCGCGGTCGCGCGCTTCTCTCTCAACCGGTTCCATTGGTGGTTCTTCTGACGGTTCAGCCTTATAGGGGGGTGTGGGGGGAACGGCACCATCTGCCGGTGGTTGCGGCACCATTTGCCGGTGGTCCCGGCGCGAGATGCCGGTGGCACCACCGGCAGATTTTGCCGGTGGTTGCGCGCCCATGGAAAGGCGGATTTCATCAGCCTGAAATGTGCCACCAGGCGTCCGCCGGCGCGCGACTCTGAGCAGGCCGGCCTCCTCCAGTTTCCGCTTCCACTCGCGAATGGCCCGCTCAGACAGCTCGGTATCCTGCATCAGCCGCGCATCGGACGGCCAGCAGCGGCCGTGCTCATCGGCATAGTTCGCGAGCGCGTAAAGTAGCAACTTGCCGCTCGCGCCGCCCGCCTCGACAGTCGCCACCCATGCGGTTGCCTGCCAGCTCATTGGCGCACCTCCGGCCCTGTGCGCTCCAGAATGTGCAGACCGCGCTTGGTCAAGCCGCAGAATCGCCAGCCGGCTCTTTTAAAGCAACATCCGGGATTGCTTCCTCGAATCTTGAAGGGATTGACGTAGGTATAGTGGCGCACTCCGGCCCATCTCTGGTCTGCCAGATGGTCGGCCGCACTGATCAATTCCGAAGAAAGTCCGGCCCCCTCGTTTCGGAAAATCGCGCAGTTTACCCCGGCCTGGCGGTCCATCGTTTTGAATTTCCGCCAAACGAAGAGCGCCTGCGCGCAGCCGGTGAGGAGCACCATTTTCTCGCCAGGGCCGACATAGAGTTTTGGCTTTCTGCCGTCTGCATACCGGTATCGAGAGTAGTGACGATCGAAAAGCGCACGGCCCGTGTCATTGCCGTCGCGAACCTCAATCCATCCGTCACCAAAGAGAAAAGGCTGAATATTCACTCCGCCGCCTCCCTCAATGCTGATGCGGCGTAGGCGCCCCACTGATCGGCCATAGCCTCGGCAATGCTTGGAAAGAAGCGTGATCGCTCTTTCGCCCGATCCGGACCCGGAGGCATGCGATGCACGCGCGACCAGGCGCGATCCCCCCGCGTGCCGGATGCAGGGGATGCGGCCCTCGCCAATCTTGTTTCAATCGTGCTATTCAGGCGCCCGAAAGCAGGGGCAATTCGTCTATGTTTAGGGAAAGCGGGAGCCACATAGTCGCGTGCGTTGCGGCGGCGGGGATGGGAGCATTCGTTGCTCTTTGGCTTTTGGATTTTGCCATTGTGCGAACTGATTGGTGTAGCGGGACGGAAACAAATTGCCTCCGAGACTGGATTGGGGCAACGAGTGGTTGGGCGGCAGCAATTTTCGCTGCAGCCACGATATTCGTACTCCTCCGCCAGCTGAAAGAGCAGCGAAAGCAGACCGACTTTCTCATTGGAGCTGGCCAACCAATCATTTCTTCTGTTGAGCTGACCGATGTTCGCGGGGGGAGGCTCGTAATGGTTGATAATATAAAGAACGTCCCAATCGAGATCGTGGGCATGCGCGTCGACACACGAGATGATGTGTTTCCGTTCAAAATCTTCCGGGTCGCTGTAAACTCTCGTGTCGATAAGGGTTGGGTGCACAGCCCAGATCGAGACCGAAGGCTCGTTGTGCCCGTGGTCATTGATGCTTGGGTAGATCGAAGCCGACCGCCTGAACGCGCAAGGTTCTGGCTTTTGCCTGAAATTGATGTGGCCAACACAGATGGTCACACACTGCACATTGCATACCGGGCTGCCGGTAGAGTCCACGTACATGAGCACAAGCTTTGAGTTGGTCACTCCGCCGCCTCCAGTCCCTGATGGTCGCGGGCGTCGAGCGGCCTTTGCGCGCGCAATGCTGCGAGCCGCCGCTGATATTCCGCTTCGTTGATTGACGCGCCGAGGCGCCGGATTTGGTCATGCCGCCCGGTCCAGGCATCGCACTGCCGGTGCGCCTCGATGACGGCGCTGCCGAGCGTCTGGATCGAGCGCACGTCGCGCCCGAACATGCCGCCGAACCGATCGAGGAGCAGCCGCACACACCGCCGGGCGGCGTCGAAATCAGGCAGCAGCCATCCTGCCGGCGTCAGCAGATACCCGCTGCTGGCATGTGCCAGGGCAAAGCCGCGCCGGATGAGTTGCCCCGGCGGTTCGTCGCTCCGGTCACCGTCGAGCCATCTCTGCATGGCCTCCGCTGTCGCCGCCTCGTCGGGCAGATCGCGCGCCACGATGGCGAGGCCGTCGCAGACATGTGCCTCGACGGGCGAGAGCGTTTCGCGCAGCCGGATATGTTGCCGGGTAAGCGTCCGCGTCATTGGCCGCGTTCCCGCTTCTTAATTTCCCGGTCGAGATACCATCGCGCCTTTTTCAGGTCCTCGACGGCGTTGCCTTTCAGGTCGGCGCGCCAGATGTATTTGATCGCGTTGCCCAGGCAGAATCCCATGTGCTCGACGATCGTGATGCACTCGATGCCCGAAGGATGGCCGGTGTAATGATCGGGATGATTGACGTTGTCCCTACTCACGTTTCCCCCTAGGTTTCCCGTGTAACGGATGCTGTAACAGCTTGATTCAGAATGGATTTCATGGTGATGCGAGGCCGCTTTTCCTCGATGAGGAATTCGAAAGGGTCGAGCCCCAGATAGCGGCACAGCAGCAGGTAGTTGCCAGCCGAAAGCGTTCGGCCGTTGCAGGCGCGCGAAAGCATCGCCGTGTTGAGATGCGGCCATTTCTCGATGGCGTGCCGGAAGGAGCAAACCTGCAGCGCCGCCAGCCTCTCAGCGACGGCCCCGGCAAAACGGTTATGGGCGATCTCAGCCATTGGTAACCTCCGAAGGCTCCTGCCCGCCATGTGTCAGCGTCACGCCGTAGTCGGCCGGCACAATGCCGAGGGCGCCCCAGATGCGAACACGATCATCAGGATTGTTGAGCCGCCCCATCCAGGCGAGATCGAGCGCGCCATGCGTCACCCGCGCCCGCTTGCGGATCTCCGCCTTGACGGCGCGCACTATCGGCGCACGCCGATCCGGCGTACCGACAGCGACAATCCGAAACTCGGCGCGGGCTCTCAGGAAGAGCCGGAGCATGGCGGGCGAAAATGAGGGGCGAGAGATGTTCACGATCGCCTCACGCGCGCATCGGCATCTGGACGATGCGAAGAGGGTCGTTTTCCGACGTGATGACGGTAGGCGAGCCGTTGAAGGCTTCTGGGTGCGCGGTCGCGAATATAACCGTTTCGCCGGTCAGGGCTGATAGAGCTGAGATCAGATAGCGGGCATTGTATCCGACCTCGAACGGCCCTGCAAAAGCATGCCCCCCCCCAGCTGATATGCTCGACGGCACTACGCTCCGATTGAGCGATTTCAAGCCGCAGTCCTTCTGATGTGCCGATGAGCTTGACGCCTTCGCGCCATCCCTCGCTAAAGGAGCGTAGCCGCCTCAGGACGCGAAGCAGCCCCGCGCGATCCACCGCAAATACCGGCCTAGCATCGACCGGGATCACGCGATTGACCTCGGGATAGGCGCCATCGATCAGCTTGGCCGACATCTGATGACCTGGCAGATAAAACCGCGCACGGCGCTGTTCCAAATCGATCGCTATCGATATCGGCTCGTGCCCGCGCATGACAAGGTGATTGACGGCGCCGATAGGAATGATCGCGCCGAACCAGTCAGCCGGCACGCCGTCGATCGGCATCATCGCCAGCCGGTGACCATCGGTCGCGACCAGCATGGGCCTTCCATCGCGGCCGTTCACGATGGCCGCGCCATTGAGATAATAGCGGATCTCCTCCGTCGAAATCGCGAAGCGGATTCGCCTCATCGCGGCGACAAACCCGAGATTTCCGGTTTCGGCGCGCACTCCCTTCACCGTTCCGAAGTCCGGAAAGTCATTGGCCGGAAAGGATGGCATCCGGTATTCGGACCCGTTGAAGGTGAACGTCGCGAGACCCTTCTCTTCTGAGAGCGTCACCTCCTCCGCACCGTCGATATGTGCAGCGAGCGATGAGAGGGCGAAATAATCAACAACAGCCTCCCCCTTCGGCTGTCCAATGGTCGGGATCGTGCAGGACGCCTCTATGTCAATATTGGTGCCGACGAGCCGATTGCCGGAGAATTTCACGCCCGTGAGGATGGGAACCGTGCAGCGGCGCTCGACAATCCTGCCAAAACTGCTCAAGGCAGCACGCAGGTGACCTGCGGTCATCTGGATATGCATGTCGTGATCTCCTTTGATTGAAGTGCGCCCGAAACGGCGAGCGCGCCGTGCGGCGGATGCTCAGCAAACAGGTCGCGCGAAACGGCATGCAGCGCGTTCCAGCAGGCGGCATTGATCCAGAGGACTTCCATGCGCTTGGCCGCACCATCGGCCAGCGCCTCGCGCTCGATGCGGTGCCACCCGGCAAGCGCGTCGTCGTAAAGTTCGCAAGGGTATCCAGAGAGAACGACCATGCCGGACAGGGAGCGCAGCATCTCCAGCAAATCGGCATGATCCTCATCGCTCATCTCATGCGCGTAATCCTTCAATGGATCGGAGCGCGTCGAGAGCACATAGGGCGGATCGACATAGTGCAGCGTTTCCGGGCTGTCATGTTGCGCCATGACGGCCTTTGCGTCCCGGTTCTCGATTGTCACCCCGTGAAGCCGCTCGATGACAATTTCGAGCGAATCCGGATAGTTGCGCCAATCATGCGCCGGCGTCGTACCTGACCTGGAGGAATTGGCACGAAAGCCGGTGACGCGGTTGTGACCATTCGAGCCGAAACCCATAAATGAACGGATCACGAGCCGCCGCGCCCGCTCGACCGGGCAATCGCATGGCTGATAGGCAGCGTCGAATTCATCGCGCGCGAACGGCGTCAAGCGCAGCAGCCGGACGAGCTCCGCCGCATCCGGCAACCGCAGGACGCGGAAAAGATTGACGACATCGCCATCGAGATCGTTCCAGACCTCGGCATAGCTCCGGGGCTTACGCATGAGCACCGAGCCTGCCCCCCCATAGGGCTCGACATAGATCCGGTGCGGCGGGAAATGGGAGATAATCCAGGGCGCAAGCATCCACTTGCCGCCATGCCAGCGCAAGAGAGGACGGAAAGGAGAAGTCATCCCCGCACCCTCCGCTCAAGATCTGCCAAATGTGCATTGCCAGCGTCAGTCAGGGCCGGAGGATCACCCGCCACATACCCCAAGGCTATCGCGCCATCGAGCGCCGGTCCCTCGAAAGGCATCCCGTCGCGAATGTTAGCCAGGCAGGCAAGGTCGAAGACTTCGGCCTGAGAAAGTGGCGTTGCAGAGGCCGCCCCCTCCCCGCCTTGCGCCTCATAGCCCCAGGCATCCCAGCCCGGACATGGGCTACGACAGAAAAGCTCCAGTTTCGGTACACCCGGATAAAGCCGCTCGATCTGCTCGGCGAAGAACGCCGGCTTGGCGGAGTGCTTGCCCTTGCGTTCGCGATAGACCGTTTCAGGCTGGGTGCCGGGCAGTGGCGCGGGTGGGTTGCCGCGCTTGCCGATCAGCAGCATCTCGTGCCGGTCGCGGCCCCAATAGCCGGTGCCGGCAACTTCCTTGTCCCAAATCCAGTGATGAACATAGGTAAAGCCCCAAGCCTGCATGACGCGAAGCGCCTGCGGCAGCATCGGGTTTGTCGCCCAGAGGAAAAGCACCCCGTCATCCATGATCGGCGAGCCGATCCGGGCGAGCAGCCCGCAGATTTCGTCGGTCGGCATTGTCGGGTAATGATTCTCGGCGCTCTTTTCACGGCCCGTCACTTCTGACCGGACACCGAACTGCCATGGCGGATCGGCATAGATGATTGGATAGAGCCGCTCGATCTTCCCGGGGGCGGTCTCCCGTCCCTTGTCGGCGACAAGCTGCATCGTCGTCAGCCGCACGGCGTGCCTGACCTGCTGTTGCTCGGCGCGAATTTCCTTGGCCTTGGCAACAATGGCCTTCTTTTCCGCGCGAACCACCCTCGCCTGCTCGGCGTGCTGCAGTTCGGAAAGCGCCTCGCCTGCATGGACCGAAACCTTTCCCGAGCGGATCGCCTCAATCAGTTCCGGCGCGCCCTTTTCATGGATTCGCTTGGCGGACTCGACAGCCCGTTCCGAAATCGAGAGCTTTTCCGCCGCGCGCCGGGTCTGCAAATTTGCGGACCCGGCAGTATTCTGGTTAAGGCCCCGCTCCCAATCGACAATGGATGCCGCGATAAGCGCGCGCTGGCTTTCCGTCAGATGACGACGGTGCAGGTTCTTCGACAGGACGAAATTGAGCGGATCGTCACCCGCATATTCTTCATATACGGGCTCGATCTGGGCGAAGGCGCAAGCCCATTGCCGGTTGCGCCCGTCGAGCACCATGCCATCCAGGAGGATAATCGGGTCGCGCTGGCCGAAGGTAACGATATCATCCGCCAGCAGCCTGCGATCCGCTTCGGGAATCATCGGGAAAAGTTCGGCAAGCGGATGAGGCGGATAGGACATCAGCGCCCCTCCGCCAGGTAGACGACGATGAAGAAGGGAGACGCCGCCAAAAGCGCAATCGTGATCGCGGCGAGAATATCGAGACTGCGGATCCGGGGGCGCCTGGTCATTGGCGCACCGCCTTCGGCTTCAGCGGCTCCAGCCCCTCGGCGATCCGGTGCTGATCGACCAGCTTCACCACTTCCGGCCAGCTGAGGCGCCTCCAGCGCTTGCCGTCCAGAATCCGGCACCGGCCGTCATGCAGATGCAGGCGGATACCGAATTTTTCGAGATAGTCGCGCGCGTGGTAGAAGCTGGCGCGCACGCCGGGCTCAAACCGGCGCGGGCCGCCATGGCGGTTGATCCAGTCCTGTATGAGGTTGGCTTCCGGGGACATGCCGCACCTCACGCCATGCCGAGCGCGTCCATGTAGAGCTGCAAGATTGCCTGCTCTTCCTGGCGCTCGTGTTCGGGTTGCTTGCGGAGGCGGATGATCGCGCGGACAGCCTTGGTGTCGAACCCGGTGCCCTTCAGTTCCGCATAGACTTCCTTGATGTCCTCCGCGATCGTCTTCTTTTCTTCCTCAAGCCGCTCGATGCGCTCGATGAAGGCGCGAAGCTGCCCGGTCGCGACGGACTGCACATCGCTCGCGATCTCATCCATGGCGCACCGCCTTTCCGGTGCGCTTCCGTGATCCGGCCTCTATGGTGGCGCGGGCGAAAGCGTCGGCTCTATCGGGGAAGCGGGCCAGCACCCGGCGCGAGCGCTCGCAGCCATAGCGGCTGAAAGGACGGCGCCAGCAAATCACGCCGGCATCACCGTCAACGATCATGTATTTGATGGTGCGGTCGAGGTTCATGCCTGCACCTCGATCCTTGCCAGCACGCTTTCGATGGCGCGCATCGTCTCGCGCGCCTCGCGGGCGATGGTCTTGCGCTCCAGGGCATCGATCCGCCCATCAAGCAGCGCATCGAGGATGGCGCGCGAAAGGTCCATCGTTTCCGAAAGCACCCGGTGCGCGTCCATTTCCGTCAGAGGCGTCTTGTCTGCGGCTTGGGCGGTAACCGGCGTGAGCTGATAGCCCAGAAGCGCCGCCATTTCCTTGACGATAACGGGCGACTTTGCGCGCCGGTCGATCTCGATCGCCACGTCGATCGGCGCGAAGCTTTCGGCATGCTCCTCGCCGAAGGACGCATACTTTGACAGCGGCGAGGTCGAGACCCGCGTGAAGTCGAGAATGCGGGAAATGCCGCCGGCAAGCTCATAAGCCCCGCCCGTCGCAGCCTTCAGTGTCCGGCGTTCCGGCTCGGAAATTGTGCGCACTAAGCCCTCCCTGAGATTTTCAAGGAAAAAAGTTCGTCAAAGGATTCGGTGAAACGAGGCGGCCCGGCCGTTACAGCTAGGCCATCAACTCAACAGGTGGCCCACAGGCCAAACGCCTAAACAAGGATGCGAGCGATGAAATCATGGTGCCGTCTCTCCGGCTTTTGCGCTTTCGCGCTGAAAGGTTGCCGGGGCGCGCTCAATGCCCATAAGCCGCGCCCCGGCTTCGCCCGCAGGGAGGAGACCGGGCGATTGCAAACTGGTTGCAGGAGCGGGAATCGAACCCGCGACCTCCGGGGTATGAACCCGGTGAGCTACCGCTGCTCCATCCTGCTCATAACCGCCAGGAACATCGGAAATCTGTGACGGCACCGAAATGGGAGATGTCCCTTGAAGGTAGAGAAGAAATGCACGCGCAGGCCCGCTAGGGGCACCGCCATTCTCCCACCGCCAGACGGTGGAGGTATTCACACCCAAAAGCTGCGCGAGCCCCTTCTGGGTCAGGCGGTGTTTGATACGGATTTGGCGGACGTCGATCGTGCTCATGCCGCAGTGTATGCAAAACGCATATCGACTCGTCAAGTCGAAATGCATATCGAGAACATGCATTTTGCATTATGACCTATGATGATCGCCCTGAACCCGCAAAGCGCCTGCAGGCCGCTAGAGAGGCTAGAGGCTTCGCGACCCCCAAGGAGGCCGCCATCTACTTCGGCTGGGTGTACGAAACGTACATCCAGCACGAGCAAGGCATAAGGGGAATCACGCGAGCGGCCGCAAAATATGCTCAAGCCTTTCGGGTGAGCGAAGGGTGGCTACTTACAGGCGAAGGAATCGGTCCAGACGACAACAAGCCGAAGACCGTCCCAATCACCGGAATGGCGGGGGCCGGCCCTGACGGGACTGTCCTGTTTGCCACCGGTGATAGTAACTTTGGCGAAATAACTGCCCCAGTAAATTCGACTCCCACGACAGAAGCATTGGAGGTAAAGGGGGATTCGATGCGGGGAATCGCGAATGATGGCTGGATCATCACTTACGACGAAAAACAGCCGCCCAATGAAGACCACATGGGTGAGCCGTGCGTGTGCTGGCTTGAAGACGATCGGGTGCTCGTAAAGATCCCGTTCCCGGGTCGGGGTCCTGGCCTATTCGATCTGGAAAGCGCAAACGCCCCGACAATGAGGGACGTTCCAGTCCGATATTTTGCGCTGATCACCAATATCGTGCCACGACGCGCAGCAAGGAAATTCATCAAGCGCAACCCTGATCACGGCATCAAAGACGTGAAGATCGCGTAGCGCTTTTGAAATGGTGCCGAGGGCCGACTTACAGCCCCACGGCCTTGCGCAAAATTTCATCCACCCGACTTTGCCAGCCCTTTCCACTCGCCTTGAGCTTCGCCAGCACGTCGGGTGACAGCCGCAGTGACACCTGCTGTTTGCGATTTTCTACCGGCGGCCGGCCGCGCGCGCGCTGGATACCCTCATACAGATCAGGGTGCGCTTCGCGAAGCGGCTTGGCCTGTGCAAGTTCCTCATCGGTTCCCGGACGTTCAATCTCCGGATCCGGACCGATGAGCTCGCCCGTCGCCTTGTCGTGCCACCAGCCGTCATCATCCTGATAGACAGTACCGGTGGCGATCAGCGCCTTCATTTCCCGGTCGTACTTCTTCCAGCGGCGCATCAATTCCGCGTCGTCGGGAGTGTCGACCAGGTCCTTCGTCTCGAAGGTGGGCCATTTCTTAGCCATGGTATCTCTCCTTCTCCTTCTCGCTCGCACGGCGCATGGAGATCACCGATACCGCTTCCATCCCAAGCTTTCTGAAGATGACGGCGATAACGATCTGACCGTTGAACTCGCCAATTGCCATTTGCCGTCCTTCTTTCGCTGGCACAACGATTGCACCCTCGAAGAAATTGATCGTCAGCTCGGCAAAATCGAGGCCGTGCTTCGCGACGTTGGCTATGCGTTTCGGTTCGTCCCATACGATCTTCATGCATTTTTTGTATCACATTTAATCGAGATTGCAATAATAAAAGTGATACAAAAAATCATTGTCCATTCATTGCGCTAATCAGCTTGATATGCGAAATGCATTTTCCTGTTGACCGCGTTATATGCGTTATGCATATTCCTGACGCCCACCCCCGGAAGCTGACCGCGCCGGACAAGGTAATGCGTGAGGCGCGGTCTCTTTTCGCGGATTTCCGGCGAAGGAGACATCATGATCAAGTTTGCACCTAAATCCGATGAGCCGCGCTCCGCACCCCGCAGGAGCGTAATCGAGTGCCTTTCCGACACGATGCGTGAAATGGCATTTGCCGACGAGAACATCACGCCGGAGACGCTTGCTCCGCGCGGCTATAGCCCCGATCTCGTGCGCCGGATCGGCCGCCAGGCAGCGGAGCTTGCCCGCCGCCGCTCAATCCGGAGAATCTGACATGCGGCGGACCATTTCCCCTTCCGGCCCCGCACCGGACCTCAATCCCTTCATGGCGGACCTGCCACCCCTCCCCGGCGCACACACGCATGGGCTGATGCTTGCCATCTGCCTCGCCAGCAACGCCGCCGCCCTCCTGATGCTGATCAGACTGGCAGGTGCGTGATGACGGAGATCGATCCTGACCATCGCCCCCGCTACAGCATGAAGAGCATGCTCGACGGGATTGCGAAGGCGCAGTCACATTCGCGCCGCCAAGCTCTGTTGAATGCCGCAGCCTTCGCGGAGAACTTCAGCTTTGCCAAGGATATGAGCTGGTGGGCACAAGCGACCAAGAAGGAGGTGAGTGCCGAGACTTGTTTCCAGCTAGCGGTCGCACTTCGTGTGCTGGCGAATGAAGCCGAAATTGAAAGCTGCCCGATTTGTGATGTGCCATTCACGGCTGGCGACCTATGCGCCACCGATATAGAAATGGGCATGTGCCATGCGGCCTGCCTCGAGGGATCACCGGTCGTTGATCTTGAAAACGGCGAACCGAGCGACGGCCCAATTTCGACTTACCCATATGAGCCGGAGAAGCCCCGAACCCCCGTCTTGAACTCCGACGCCCCCACGGCAGGCGAGGCTGATCGGGAGAAGGCAACCGCCGAAGCGCGCTTCGCCGATTGGTTCCGGAAGAACTATCCCGGCCCCGACACGGTCATTTACAAGCCGGACTGGCATGCTCCTAAACTATTCCGCGCGGCCATTGCTGCCATGAGAGCCCACCCCGCCCCGCAGCCGAGCGGGGAGCCAGTGCAGCTTCTCTATCGAAATTGGCGAGACGAAGTCTCTCTGCGCTCAATAACACCGCTCCGTGTCTGGTACGGATCCACCAAGTGGCACCCGGACGCCCAGTGGCTGCTTACCGCCCATGACCATGACAAGGGAGCAGAGCGTGATTTTGCTCTCAAGGATTTCGCCTCGCAGCCGAGCGGGCCGGTGCAGCCCCTGGAGGTGCCGAGCGGGTGGCAACCAATCGAGACCGTGCCGCAAGGCACGTCTCGCGATCGCCTTCGGGTGGATATCTGGCTTGAGCCTATCCCCGAGCGGCAGGCGCTTTTCTCCAACCCAACAACCGAAGGGCGCCGCCTCACGGACGCATGGTACGAGGAGAGACCAGACTATAGCGGGTGGCGGAACAGCGGCTCGTATAATGGTCGCGAGCTGAACTGGCGCGCCACGCACTGGATGCCGCGCCCCGCCGCCCCCACGGCAGGAGGTGGCGATGCTTAGACTTAGCGAATTTGAACTGAAAGTTTTGAATGCTTTTAGTAATGGCACCGTGGACGATCTAACGCCAGGTGCTGCCCTGAATGCGGCGGCCGCTTTTTTGGCTGAGAGTGGTTTCTTGAACCTTCGAAAGGGATGCCCCACCGCTAAGGGATACACCACGCTTAAGAATCTTGATGCACAGCGGGGAGACAATTAATTGCCTCCGCGCCCGACAGATCCCGAAATCTCCGAGGAGCGCCTGGAGCGCTGCTTGATGGCGGCGGCCTATGTCGTGGCGCGGCATGGGGCTGTTTATGCGCCGCTCTTCGAACGCCTGGAAAGCGAACTCGCCGAGCTGCGGGCTAAAGGAGACCCCGTGTCCCGCGCATGTCGCTATCTCGAAATTAACGCCCTACCCGCCGGCAAGCGCCCGGTCTCTATATCCTCGCCGGCGGCTTGA